AACAACATCATCAAGATAGTCGTGACTATCCTGATTTGGAGTGTATGCGCTGGAAAGAAGCATCACCTTAATGGTGTCAGTATCCCAGTCAACCTCCTTGTTGAAAGCAGCCTTAATAGCGTTTCCGTATACCTTGCTAGCCATTTAAATCACACTACCTTCTCAATAACTACGAATGCCTCTGGGGTTGCGACTGCGAATGCACGACGTGCACGCATCTTTACCTCACGCTCATCGTATTCCCAACGGTTGTCAGCAATAGCAGACTCAATACCGTCACGAACACCAAGAATCATGTGGTCGCGGCTACCAACTACAAGCAAAGCGTTACCACTTGGCTTGTCGGTTGCGGTTGCAGAAGTACGAGCACCATTAGAGAAAACTAGGTCGTGACCGAAAATCTGTGGAACGCCAGCACCAAGTGCAGCATCAACAGAAACAACGCGGTCACCGTTAGCATCCTTAAGGTTACGCAACTGGCTCTTTAGGCTTGGGTGAGCAACAACAACTAGGTTGCCGCTGTAGTCACCAGATTCAAGAGTACCAAATACGTCGTTTAGGTCTTCATACTTTAGAGCAACCGGAGCACCAGCAGCACCAATCTGTACAACCTGACTTGCACTATCTGCGGCGTTGTAAACTGACTGGAAAGGTACAGAAGTACCGGGACCAGTAGAATCAGCGGTAACACCCAAACATGCGTTGTCCAACTCCTTTGCGAATGCGTCTGCCCAGTGCAACTTGAACTGGTTAAATGCATCCACGATTGCGTCACGCTCGTCCTCTACGGACAAGGTGAAACGGTTTGCCCACTTGTTAGCCTCAAGCAAAACTGAGTCTAGAGTGGCATCCTTCTGTGGGATTAGAGCACCTTCGGCAACAATGTCCACACCATCCTGTGCGAAACGTGGTACACGAAGGGCATCTGAGGTCATATTTACCTTGCGAGCAAGGGACTCAACAGCAGAAGTCTGTAGAACCTTTGCAATGACCTGTGAATCGGTAGGCTCGGGAATCCAATGATTCGACCTACTCAAATCGGTTCTTGCCATTTCTTTGTATCTCCTTAGATTAGTTTATTTTAGTGATTTGTTCTCAACACAATCAGTCCGAAAGTGGAGTACGAACCACACCACTAATCGTCCGAAAAGAAAATGCGGTTCTTCTACTTTCAAGAATAAGCGTTGCTTATTAACAATGCAAATCACAGGGGGTGACCCCTAAATGCCATTAGGCAAATAGGGCGTCAACCTGTGACTCGGTGGTACTCTTTTGAACCTTGGTTGGGTTGTCTGCATGAATATCTGCTGATTCCCTACCGGCCCTTCTCTTGGTGTCGAATAGTTCTGGGAAATCTTCCTTGATAACGCTTAACTTGTCGTCAACGCCATTAAGGTTTCCTTCTTCGTCATAGTCAACACCCTCTAGATTCACATACTTTAGGATTCTCTCGGCATTCTTAATACCCTGAGCCTCTAGGTCAGCCTTGATTTCTGACCTAATGGCCCTCTCCCTGTACTTGTTAATCTGGTCCGGAGACAGTGACTCATTAAGTTCCTTCAACTCGTCACGCTCCTTCTCCAATGCCTTCATATCTGCACGGAGGTTAACCAAATCTTCCTTCGCCTTGTTGTATGCCTTTAGTAGACCTTCTGGGTCTTTTACTTCCTCAGTCATTTGTTATTTACCTTTCCTTATGCGTTGTTTTCAACGTTTCTTTCATCGTTTTCTACTTGAACTCTTGTCTCCGGTGCCCTCTGGTACCCGGCCAAGTCGTTCTGCCTCTCGGCTAGAGCCTCTTCTAGGACTCTTTCAATAACGTCCTCGTCATAACCATCCTCACGCATTACCTGAGCGATGCTCATGCCGATATTCCTCTTCTTTAGGCCAGCGTCTAGGCGTTCTAGGTCATCCATTGACTCAACCAACTGCCACTTGACCTGAACATCTTCAACAATGCCGTTAACTCGTAGTACAAACTGGAATACCTCTCTCCAAGACTGTCCAAATGAAGCCTGACGGTCACGTACCTTCTTTACTAGCGGAGCCTCAGCAACACGCAAAGCCTGTCCTGATGGGATATTTCCAGTCTTCTCAAAGTAGTGCAGCGGGGTATTGGTCAAAGAGGCCATTGCCCTAACTGTGTCCTTAATAGGATTCCAGAATACTGCTGGGTCTGCTGGACTGAACTCGCCAACCTTGTCTACGTCAGAGAAGTACCAAAGTTCACCGGGACCATTCTTTAGAGCACCAATGTTCTCACGGTTGGTGTCACCCTCTTGGAAATCATCAACCTCGCTGGAACTTCCTGCCTTGCTCAATGCATAACGCTGTGGAGCACCCTGATAATCAGAGACAAACATAGAAGTGACAAACTGCTTATTGATGTAGTCCTGTGCGTCAAAAGCATCCTTATGCTCTGGACGACCATATGGACGAAGGGTACGGAAATGGAACACTGGTACCTCTCCAAATGGGTTGTCAATCTCATCAATCTGTACCCATTGAGCACCCTCAGTGATTCCAGTACCCTTGGTGCTGTACTTAACAATGCTGTTTGGTCGATAGATGTTCATACGAGTTGAACCATCTGCCTCCCACATCTTCACTGCATACAACTTCTTGCGTGGACTCTCTGGGTCATACACAATGGCTGTGGTTAGGGGAGTGTTGTAGGAAATCTCAAGATTGCCTTCTTCATCCGGCCAGACCATGACATAGCAATCTCCGTAGGTCAGGGCACGACGGTGAATCTCATTGGCGTCTAGACCTAGTTGATTTGCCTCCCAAACGTCTCCAATAATAGCGTTGGCCCTATCGGACACACCCAAAACTGCTGCTAGTTCTAGACGGTTCTGTACAGCGTCTACAACCGGGCGGCAGAAGTTAAGCCTTGATGCATACCCGGCCTTGTTCATTGCCTTACGGAATGAGTTGTTGGCAAATACCTCTGGGGCAGTGCCTTCGTAATAGTCTTCTGCTGATTCATACTCGTCTCTACGAGCAGTGACAGCAAGAACTGCTTCCTTCAAAATCATTTGATTAGTTTAATCCTCCATGTAGTTGATTTGTGCGGCACCTGTGCGCCTTTTTCTTTGATTGAAATAAAGGACCGCCGCAACAACAGAGTCCAATACGTCATCGTGTGGCACTCTCGGGAACGCAAGCATCTGTTCTTGCAATGCAGGAAAGTTCTTTACGTGTGCCACCTTGCCCTTACGATAAATGTCATGCGCTCGGGCTGCTCTCAGTTCCTTCTTGTCTGACACTCTCATTGTTCTAAGCCTTGCAGAGATACCGGAAAATACCTGCTTCCACAAATCTCCACCTTGGTTTGTTTCAATATAAACAACTTTTGCATCATACGTCTTAATAATACTCTCAATATGTTCCTTAAGCACATCAGCAGTGTATTTGACCTGCTCAGCGTGACGAATATAGATTTTTCCATCGTTACCCCGGCTTGCCACACAAATACCCGTGTAGTCAGAAGTCCTTTTAGTGGTAACAGCAGGGTCAACAGAAATAATGGTGTTTCCGTACTCTTCTGGCTCGTCAACAATAATGTCCTCTTCTCCCCAATACCCTCCGTCTAGGGAAACAGGTCTATTCTGCATATTCATGGCGAACTCGCGGGTATGGCGTTGAGAGTTAAGCCAATCCATAGTCCATCTTTCAGGCCAGAGAGAATATTCATCACCATCATCATCGGTCATAATGGCAGGCCAGTAGTGACACTCAATCTGATTATCCACAACCCAGCGGTACATAGGGTCAAGATAGTTTCTGAAAGCCACTTCATCCCACTCATTGTCCTTAAGGAATGCTTCCTTGGCCTCTCCAACCTTCCTAATCTGGTCAATAATGGAATCAGGCATGGTGGTAGTTCCAATAAATGCCTTGATTGCATATGGATTTAGGTAGAAGTGAGAAGACAGAACAGTATTGAGACGCTTACGGGCCTCATGCTCTGAGTAGTTGGACTCAGTTGGCTCAATATCGTCAAAGAGAATAATCTCCGGACGAATACCATCAACATTGGCTCCAAGAACGTTGGAGTCGGCACCAGCGACCTGAAAAATAAAGCCGTTGCCTCTCTTGGTGATATTTCTGTTGTCCTGATAGGCTCTAGCAGACTCACCCTGACGGGCAAGGTCACAGAACTCTGGATAGTCCTCCTGTAGAAGGATATTAGAGTTGACCTCGGTCTTGAAGTTCATCAGCCACTGCTTGCACTGAGTGTCAGAGTCAGCAAATGCGATTAGGTAACGCTTGTGGTGATGTGCACCTGCCCAAATAGGAAGAATATGGAAAATCCATGTACTCTTACCGGTCATTCTGGGAGCAATAAAGCAGTCATGATGCCGGGTATGTGCTGAAAGAGGCTTAGACCAAGACTTAGCATATTCAAGAACATCTAAGTGAAATGCATTTAGAGTGATTGGGTCATCATCTGTACTACGCAACTTGTGCGGTAGATAAATGGCAGCAAACATCAAAGGGTCATGCTTGGTAAGCAGTCTACGACCCTCAGAAGATTCTAGGAGCCTTGGAGAAAAATCAGGTAGTGCTTCTAACAACTTCATTTATTTTGTAGTTCCTTCGCTAACTTTTATGTATTGAAAAAATGTTTGTTCTCTAACGCATTCAGTGATTATTGATATTATTTAGTATTACGATTTGCACACAAAATAATCAACAAGTCACGAATAAATAACCATAAACAATCAATGAGCAGTCTCATCAGTTTCTATCTGTTGATTCTTCATTCTTTGTTCATTCATTAACTCAATCAACTCTATGTCTGTAGAGTCAGGCTTCCTTGTTTCGTTAATGTTATTAGCCTTACCCTGTAGCAATAGCCAAGTGTTGGCAGTCTTTTGATAAGCCTCTGAAATCTTCTTTAGTTCATCTGAGGTTAGGTCTTCTTGTGTCAACTTCTCTGACAATCTAGCCATAGTCTCTTGACCTACAATGAGCATATCCTCAGTTTCATACCAATCATGAAAAGCCTTGGCCTTTTGCTTAATCTCATCTAAAGGAACTTCAATGCCTCTTGCCTTAACCCATCTATGAGCAGTTGACCAAGATTCGGGGTAACCTAGCATTCTTATTGTCTTACCAATACCCTCGTCCTTGGCAATCTCTAGAAAGTTATTGATTTCTTCGTCTGAATAACGCTTAAACTTAGTCATAATGTTGAAAATGTTTTGAAAATCTGTGCGTGTCTAGGCGGCCTTACTTATTTACTCTAACTACGACCCTTCTCTTTGTCATCTAAGACCTTCATAGTTAGCAGTATCTTGCCCTACACTGTCAGACTCTCTTGCTCCTTCCTTGTTTCGTACCATCCCATTGAGTATCTCTTATTACAACAAGTATCCTTTTCATCTGTACCGGCCACCATGTGCACATCACAGAAGTAGAACACTCCTATTTCAGTCTTCATATCGTCTCCTATAGGATTAACGTCTATAGCAATAGTAGCATTACCTGTTTCAAATACCTAATGCCATACCCTAGTTGCGGATAGTATCAGCAACTAACCTAGACATAGAAATACCCCCAGACGGCGAAGGTTGTCTGAGGGCACTCCTAAACACCATAAGGAAGTCATGGCATTGTTCTATCTTATTCTATATCTTCTTCTACGTCTTCATCACCATAGCGATTAACATACTCTTCTCGTACCGCCGCCTCTGTCAATGACTCATCAACAATCATCATCCTGATTCCTCTCGGACCATTGACTCGATACATAGCCAATCCTTCTTCTAGTGGGTCTAGGGTTAGGTAGGCATCTATTCTTTCATTGCCACCACGGTATCTATCTACCTTGATGGTTCCTCTATTCATCTTCATCTGTATCCAACCAATCCTCTAGTACCGCCCAATCTGGGTCCACTAGTTCACGATATTCTTCAATCAAGTTGCCGAGCGCATCGACAACTACCCAAGGCTCTAGAATCCAACCCTCACCCGCAGCATTGCGAGCAAGGTTCTGAATCCATCCTCTAAATACAGCAGTGACCTTTTCTACTTGTTCACTCACTGCCAAGACCATCTAGTTCTTCGTCTGCTATTGGTGTGTCAATAGTTCTAACCTCTACCGGCCCTGCCAGTGAAGCCCAATGTTCTTCCTCACGCTTCATGCGCTTGCGCTTAGCCTTCTCACCCCGCTTGGTGCCTACTAGGTGCATACTCATTTTATCGTTCAAATCCTTTCATTATTTTGTTTGTGGGTCATTCCCTTATTCCATTTTTCCTGACTCGATGTAGGCCAAGTGTGCGGCTCTCAGAGCATCTGCTGCCTCGGTGTCACCATTCCTGATGTACTGGTTGATGCGTGAACGCTGGATTGCACAGTATTTGCACTCAGACTGTGGGCAGCCGCTTGGACGAAGATAAAACTCGTCTCTAGGCTTCAATCTCCCACAAGTGTTGCATCGCAAGGTATCGGCACTGATATCTCGATTGGCATGCTTTGCCTTTAAGGGCGTGAATCCCTTGAAGTTTTCACTGAAATATCTTTGGTTGTAGTGGGCACGGCACAACTTCGCAGAAATAATCTCTGCTGGTCTGTCACAGCCAACTCCCGACTCACAGGGACCATAGGTCTTCGGAGTGTTCTTCTTTTCTTCACGTCGCTTGGCCGCAAACTCTCGGTCAGCAATATATTCCTCATCGGTCAGAGAGTCGATTCTCTTCCTAATCGGATGCATCTTCCCATGACGACGCATCTGGGCCGCATGGGTAGCGCATAGATTGCGCCTAGCGGTTGGTCTACCGCACTCTGGGCCTTCACAAATATTCATTCGGGTACTTCCTCCAATGTCTTTTTTTATTTTGGCTAGAAGGTCTTCTAGCAGTTCTACAACTTCGTCTTGGTATGTCATCCAAAAATCACCACGGGTACGCCAACTGCTGTTAGAGCGTTCTCGCACTTCTCTACCCATCCCCAACCATCTTGTGAGTTGACGATTGCTGCGGCTGCGTAAATCTGCTCTTCCGTGGCACCATTGCTCTCAGCCATTTCCATGAACTCCTGCTTGGCCCTATGACCCATAGTCAGCAATGCCTTCCTACCTGCCTCAGTCTCATCTTGAGACTTTTGGGGTTTCTCACTTGAAGTTAGAGAGTCTTCCAGTTTGTTCTTAGGGGAAGAATAAGTATCTTCAACTTCGTCTTTAAGGAATGATGGGGAGGTAGGAGCGTCAGCGACTACCGGCGCATCTGTTTCTTCACTGAATAAATCATCAGTGTATGTATCTTCACTGTATGGGTTATCAACTTGAGACTTCGGAGTCTCATCTTGATACTTGCTAGTCTCATCTTGAGACTTTTTGAGGTTGTATGCCTCTGTTAGTTTGGCCTGACGCTCTAGGTAAAGCATGTGAGTCTCATTTTGAGACTCGGGGTATGTTGGCATGAGATTGCCGTCCTTAGTTCCAATGAATCCCTTGGCCTTCAACCCCTTAATGTTGCGGTAGTAAGAGGCTCTTGAGATACCGGCCACGTCCGCTGCTAGTTCGTTTGCCCAACGTAGTTCCGCAATATCTGCATCCCACATAATCTGTCGGGCTAGGGCATGGGCTAGTCTTGCTTCTCCGATGGTCAATACGCCAACGGCTTCGGCTTCAATCACAGCGTCATCCCATGTGTATCTTTGTATATTCACTTTTCTCTTCTCCTTGGTAATAAAAAATCCCGCTAGCATCATCTGCTAACGGGAAAACCAAGAGTCTGTAGTTGTCTTCTCTTGCTGTGTCTCCCTAACTGCTAGACAGTTGTGATGCTGACATTATTATTGAACCATAGAAGATTCCTAATGTCAAATAGTAGGAGAAGACCCGGTGGGGAGCAAGATAAAGGTTGTCCTACCTAGGGAAATCTTGCTCAACCCACCGGGTGCAGATGAACATACATCAAAGAAGTAGTAACTACTATACCATATCGGGTGATGGCGCGACAACCCTCTTGTTGGGAGGACTGACACCGTTCTGGATTAACAGGACTCTAAGCATAGCATTGTCCTCCTGCTCTTCATAAAAACGATTGCGCCAGAAGGTCACTTCATTTTCTACAGTGTCCAGACGAGTCCTCAGTTCGTTAATCTCTTCACGATAATCCTTACGGTCGTCTCTCTGCTCGGCATGCTTGTTTAGGAACTTTTCCGCAACCTTCAACCCAACGCCGCCTAGTATTGTTCCTATTAGAGCAATCCACGCTGGGTCTATTGCTCCCAGAAGACTTAGCATTAAGCATCGTGTCCCGTCCCACGCTTCTTCTCATGAGAGAGGTAAATATAGACAACTCCCAAAGTAAATGCGATTATGATGAACGGAACCCATAGCAACTGGCCGGGGAATGGAGCCAAGAATAATCTTGCTAGTCCAGACCACAGCCAAGTCATTGCCAACCAAAACGATGACCTAGCCATATTCTTCACGTCCTTGTTCCTAACCGAGAACATAGACCAAAAACTCAGGGAACTAATAATCATTACGTTAGGTAGTTTTGTCCAGAAACTAGATGCTGCTGCGCTCAGTCCTAACCTCAAAACCTCTGGTGGTCCGAACCATGGCGTCATGGTAAACACCTGAACCAATAGAGTAATAACTGCAATGATTAGGAGAATAGTTTTAGCAGGTTCGGTACGGCTATATGAAAGTAATCTCTTTGGCATATCATCCGACCTCTTCTCCGGTACCCTCGCCCTGCTCGTCGTAACCGTCGTGGTAGTGAGTCTGTGCTGCGTAGTTATTGTAAGCATCCTCTAGAATCAAATCCACAGCATTGTATTCTGACTGGCCCAACAACTGAATGTAATGGTCATACCACGAAGACCAGTCCTGAGCCTCTTCCGCATCCTCTAACTGAGGCATAACAAAATCCTCAAAGTCATCAGCAACTTTATCAATAATGGCTGTCTGTCCATTATTGCCACAAGATGAGTACATAATATCAATCATATCTGCAAGAGCGTCTTCGTCGTCTATGCTACCCATTGCCCCAGCCGCCACAGAAGCAGCATCAATAGGTACCCCCGCATTTCTAGAAGTCATTAACTAGTTCCACCAATACTTGTTGTGGTTGGGTCATTGTTAACAAGGGCAACGTAGGTTGAATCACGTCCAAGGGCAAGAGTCATCTTGAAGCCCTCAGAAAGACCGAACATGTTAACGATAGGCTCAATCACGGTAACCTTGTATTGCGAGTTACCGAGAATAGCCTCACCATTACGGTCACGAATACCAACAATAATGTAATCCCTAGGAATCGGGGTACGAGAAACAATAATAGACCTAACAGAGGTTGGGCTACCTTGGAACTCAAAGGTAAACGGACTATCGGCAGGAAACTCCAATGGAGTGTAAACGGTGTTTCCGCTAGACGAGTTTTGGTCTTTTGTCGCAGCCCAAACGTCTCCGGTATATTGAAATCTCTTCCAGACTGTTAGTTTCATTCAAACTCCCACCTATTTACTCGATTTGAGTTTTGGAAAATAGCACCAGTGTGCACAGAACGAGTGCCACGCCAAGAAACCTTCTCGCATGCCTTGATTGCCCATGGACTCATGAATGGAGAGAACTGAGCGGTATCAAAGGTGGTGCCACCATCAGCAGTAGTCTGCTGCTTGATTGCCGCCTGCTCCAATAGGTCTGACTTAGAGTCATTCATATAAACAGCCTGAAATAGCACTGCACGACCCAAGATTGCTGCGTCAGACGCATCCTCAACCTCAGCCTCGTCTCTTCCGACCCATGCCTCAATCATGATTTGGGCGGTAGCCAAGGTCTGCTGGTCTACATCATAGCCAGTAGTATTCTTAATCTCTTCCTTGCTAATAAACATTAGTTAGCCACCTTTCCGAACTCACGCACACGAATCTCGTATGGTCGAGTGTAATCAACTGAACCGTCAGCCTTTGCAAGCCTCAGGCGCAGTAGGTATTTGCCTCTCTTTTGAAAAAGGCTCCTGTCCTTAGGCCACTGAATAAGGTATGAGCCTAGGGAAGTCTGCACAGGTGAAACCAAAACACCGGTAGTGTCTACGCTCTCATTATCTGTACCAAGAATCTCGATGGTTGCACTATTGTAACCAACGGTATTCACTGCATTGTCGTCGTCGTCCTTAAGAACGACTCCAAGTGACCTTGATGGGATTTGCCCCACTTCATAGTCAATCATTATTAGTTATCCTCCATTTGTAGTGTTATTGAGTGAGCGGGTAGAACTAGGGTAATCATATCGACATTGTTAAACAGGTCACTCTCTGGCTCAACAATATTTACGGTAATCTGTGCAGTTGATACGTCAACGCTTTCAATGAATGCTCCCGGCTTAACGGTTAGCGTTGGTGTTCCAACCAATACCGTTGCCTCTGTTGGAACAACATCTGACATTTCAGTGGCATTGACATTGACACGAGCGGTAGACAAATCAACAGTTTCATTAACGCTAGCAGAAACGGTAGCGCCGGTCGTTTCAACATTAAC